TCCTGCTTTTTCATATGAATCTCGCCAGTACCATTAAACCTTTCAAGCATTTGATGTGATCCACTTACATCCGTATTTTGTTTCACAGAACCACGATAGTAAGGCATCATATTGTTATGGGTAAATTGTTCTATTGGTATTTTAGCACCAGATAATGAGGATGTATGGGTTTGTCGTCTCTTTGCAGTGTTTCGTTTGAGTACTTCTTCATTCGTTTGATCTGCATAACTGGAGGAGTATATACTATCCATACTAGGCTTTTCATGTTCCTCTAATGATACATTTGCTATATCACTGTTACTTTTTTTTTGATGGAAGAGATAACCTAATACTCCTAATGCACCTGCTACATACAGTTCCATTTTCTTTAGTGCTTTAATTCAGTAAAAGAAATTTAATTTAGAAAGTAAGTAATTTAACGACGTGGTTTTGAGCTAGGGTCCGTCATTGGAGTCTTAATTATCTGAAGACACCAAATAACTATATATAAAGATGAAAATAATAAAGCAAGACCAAAATTATACCTTAATAAAGGTATTAGAGCAAGAGCAAATACAACAGTTATCAATGCAAAATGCTTTTTATTTATTAACCAGTCAATTTCCTGAAAAGTTGTTACTAGTAATGCTAAACCAAGTGCAAGTAATATATTCGTGTTATTATTCATTTTACTAAAGAAGTAAGATTAAAAGTCTGGTTCACCCTTTTTAATATTCCTATACATCTGATGTTCTTCCACATATGACGCCACCACGTAAGTTACAAACGACGCTACAAAAAATACAAAAGGCAACATGGTGCCTCTACTTTCCTGTTTCTTCTTTTTCATATATTCATTCATAATAACGGTCGATATTAAACCAATAATAAGAGCAACAATTTCCTTCATCCTTTTATAGTATTGTACGAAAATAATACATTTCTGGACTGACGCACATACACAACACAGCTTATTATGCGCCACAGCTGCTACATTCGCTTTCACCGTCGCCGTCGCCGTCGCTATCACTTTCTTCTACTAACAATTTTCTCTTCGGCTTTATAGTAAATTGCTGTGTCTTTGACTTCGGCTGAGATCTAAAGTAATAACTACCAGTTTTGAGTCCTTGCTTGAAGGAATAAAAGTTTGCACTGGAAATATTCTTAAAGTTTGGTTCTTTGATGAATAAGTTCAAGCTCTGTGACTGACATACATACGCTCCACGATCACGTGACATATCTATCAAATGTTTTTGACTAATGTCCCATGCAGTTTTGTAAAGATTACGAATATCTATCGGGATTTCTGTGATGTTCTGAATACTACCACCATCAATCATAATCCTTTCTTTCATATTATTATTCCACAAGTTGAGTTTAATCAAATCATTGATTAGGTACTTGTTAACTAATATGAACTCACCGGCAGAAGTTTTCCTTTTATAGATGTTTGATGTAAATGGCTCGAAGCATTCGTTAAAACCACATACAATTGATGTACTTGCTGTAGGCATAAGTGCACAAAGCAGCGAATGTCTCATTCCGTTGTCAGATATATCAGCTTTTAGTCTATTCCAGTCGTATCTTCCAGAATCCGGAGTTACACCCCATAAATCAAACTGTAACAAACCTTGTTCAGCTGGACTACCTACGAATGATGAATAAGCCCCGCTATATTTCTCTGGGAGTAACTTTTCCTCTTCAATAAGTTTCACGTCTCCACCTGCTGCAATCAAGTCTTTTCTTTCTTTCGCAATTTCCATTGATGTTTCAAGTGCTCCGTGATAAATAGTTTCAAATATCTCCTTGTTAAGTTTCTTTGCCTCTGGTGAATCAAACGGGTATCGCATTAGAGCGAAAGTGTCGCTAAGTCCTTGAACCCCCAGACCCAATGGTCTATGCAAGGAATTTGAATATTTGGCTTTCTCTACTGGATAGAAATTTTTGTCAATAATTTCGTTGAGATTTCTTGTAACAACCTTTGCTACCTTATGTAGCGCAAGGTGATCATACCCGTCATCAGTGACATATTTCGGCAAACAAATAGATGCCAAGTTACAGTTGTGGGCAGCTACACAATTAGCTATGAAATTGTGATCTTCCGTCATAGCCAAATCGTAAACATGGTCCTTTCCATCGTAAGCTATAGATGTAATCTCGGCTATATAAAAGTCATTCAAACACGTACTGTCTCTAACGGTTACATCTATTGAAACCTTTCTATTTAAGTACGCATGTAGATCTTTGGCTAATGCTGGATTTAACATAATTGTAATGTACTTTGAGAAGTTGATCAAACTTAACTTGTCGTTGATGTGTAACTCTTTGGTCTTGTATACATTTGAGTACACCCCAAACATACGGAGCAGTAACTGAATATTGCTTAACTTGTCATTCATCCTTAAAATGATGGTTTGTGATACAAATACCGCATTTGATGAAAATATTCCACACAGGAACGATGCGATATTAGAAAGTCTCTGTACAAATGTACACGATGTATCCGTAGTACTTCTATAAAATATATCTGTTTCCATTCTTACCATCTCTCCACCAATTCTTAAGTCATGTGACTTCAATTCACTTATCATTCCGCGACCGTCTTTGTAGACATCGGTATACTTATAAGTTTCCATTATGTACTTTGCGATAAAGTCGACAACACCCTCTTCGCGATTATAAAACACAATTCTTGACGAACCATTCTCGTTAGAGTAAATATTATTGTAAATCCATCCCATAACCAGAAAATGATAATTAATGGTTATATTCTCTATGGCTGTAATCGGTCTTGGTGTAGGTATCACAAGTTTTTCTCCAACAGTTAGTTTGTTCAAGGGGACCCATTGTAATCCATTATCAACTGTGTATTTTAAGAATTTATGATTCATTGTAGCTGTCACACTTCCTTGGCCAAAAAGTTGTATTTCATAAACATCTTGAATACCATTGTCAATGAGTTCAGCATGGTTACCTTTAAGCTCGTAATAAGGCTCATTCTTTTCATTAAATGGCGTGATGATCTCGAATTCATTGCCACCACATTCATGTAGTCTCATCCAACCAGAACTTGTTAAGATATTCGTATCACCAGTTAAACAAACAGCAATTTGATCACGGTAATCTGTCTTCTGAACAATTTCAGCACAAAGGTTAGAACTCTTAATAATGCCCAAGTTCTTTTGATTTGACTTTCGATTTACTGCATCTTTGTACAGCATATAAGGCGTACCTGTCTCAATTTGAGATTCTATAATCTTAAACCAAAGGTCTTGTGCTTTAACAATTTTCCTGTACTTTCCTTGTGCTTCGTAAGATGTGTAAAGTGCTTCAAACTCTTCTCCATAAGTAGAAGTTAAACCTTTACACTCGTCAGGACACATTAAAGCCCAAGGACCGTTTTCTTCCACACGTTTCATAAACAAATCAGGGATCCACAATGCAGTAAACAGATCTCTACAGCGTTCTTCCTCATTACCATGATTTTTGCGAATATCCAGAAAATCAAATATATCTGCATGATAAGGTTCAAGGTAAACCGCAATTGACCCTGGACGTTTGTTGGACTGATCTACATATTTTCCTAAGTTGTTGAACACGCGAAGCATCGGGATGATACCATTACTTTTTCCATTTGTGCTACGAATGATACTGCCTTTCGCACGAATGTCATGGATATTAATACCAATACCACCAGAATGCTTGGAAATTAAAGCACACTCTTTGGCTAGATCAAAAATACTATCAATACTGTCATGTACGTCTAATAAGAAACAACTAGACATTTGTTCCCGTTTCGTTCCGGCATTGTACAAAGTTGGTGTAGCATGAGTAAAGTACTGGTTACTCATCAAATCATAACTTTCAATTACTTTTTCAATGTCGTTTCCATGAATTGCTATAGAAACTCTCATAAATAAATGCTGAGGTCGCTCAATAATAACGTCATTAATTTTTAATAAATATGCCCTCTCTAAGGTCTTAAACCCAAAGTAGTCAAAGTTAAAATCTCTATTGTAATCAATAATTTTGTCCCAATCAAATCCTTCGTTAATTTTATCTGTTACTGTTTTATAGACTGCCTCGCTAATCAAAGGATTAGGGTCGCCACTCTTGTCCTTATTGTTGTAAAGTGTATTAATAGTATCAATGTAACTATTAGATGTATTTTTATGATGTCTGGAAATAATGATTCTAGAGCTGATTTTTCCGTAGTCGGGATGTTCAATAATTAAATTACTGCAGATAAGACTGGTCAGTTCATCCAAGTGACTGGTTGAAACACCATCAAAAATTCTTGCGCATACCTTTTGCGCAATTTGCGTTACGTCGATGGATACATCTGTATCATACGCTACTTTCTGAATACGACGAAGTACCTTGTCAAACGAAACCGGCTCAAGCGCACCATTTCTCTTACAAACCCTCATAGCTTGTTTTGTAAAGACTAAGAATATTGGCGTTAAATGCTTTTCAAAATTAAATATAAGTTAAATTTTAAAACAAGAATTCAAAAACCAAATCAAAAAACCAAATCAAATCTGATTTGTGTATAGACTCTTTTATAGAGGATCCTTAGGTGCTTGCAAGCGCTATACGTGTGGCACTATCCCTCAGCTTCTGAAGCTCTTCTGACGACATTTGTATCGGCAACACCCGCTCAACACCGTGTTTCCCGATAACACACGGTACCGACAAGAAAACGTCCTCTGTGATTCCAAATAAGCCCTTGACGCTAGTCGACACGGGTACCACCGAATGAGAATCCCTTAAGATCTTGTCTACCAAACGAGATACCGTGAAGCCTATACCAGATGAAGTGTAACCGCGCTTCGCAATAATGTCTTGTGCACTCGATACAACACGCGAGTGCATATCGACAAGCTCTTCAGGTGACAACATTTGCGACAAGAGGGCTCCACCGCAATTAGCAGTTGATTCATGGAGTAGGCTAGAGTCTCCGTGCTCACCGATGATCAGACCGTGAACGTGTACAGGGTCTACATTAAGACGTTTGGCAACAAAAGAACGAAACCTGGACGAATCTAGGTATGTGCCGCTACCGAGAACGCGCCCAGGAGGCAGAAAGCTCATGTCATGCACCATTTTTGCCATAACATCGCATGGGTTTGACACAACGATTATGACTGCTGAGTGAGAATGCATCACTAGGTTAGGCACGATAGACTTCATGATTGCTGAGTTACGCTCATTAAGCTCCAGGCGACTTTCTCCAGACTTTTGACGTGCTCCAGCCGTGATAACAATAACATCTGAGCACCCTGTGTCCTCCCAGCCCCTAGCAGCTTTCACTACAACACCGTGAAACGCATATGCGTGCTGCAAGTCCATGGCCTCACCTTCTACCAGGTCCTTATTAACATCGTAGAGTACCAACTCGGAGCATCGGCGCTGAGCCACGATAGCCAAAGCACATGCTGCACCTACGCTACCTACTCCTACTATTGTGACTTTCGACATATTGGTTTAAAAGTAACAACAGAAAATAAAGAGCATCGTAGAACGCAAAAGCCGAAAGCGACCGGTGAATCCGTGGTCGATAACCGGCCATTGAGTTTCAAATGTTAAAATCTTGAATTTAGTAAAAAATTAAATTTTAAAAATGACTATATTTTCATCATAAAACACATATCAGGATAATGTCGTGGAAGTCACCAGCAACCGATGTAGTGTTCTGTCTAGCGCCAATACTTGCACTAGTCTTTGTGTCTATATTTACGAGATTGGATACAGGTGTGACGTTACCACTAACAGCTCTGGGTATGTTTATGGTTAGACTCATGTATCTGGCGTTGGATCCACTCGAAACGTCTGCTGCTATCGTTTCAGGTATGCACGAAGCTCTGGTGCCACTCTCGATCATCTTCGGGGCCGTGTTACTATTCAAAACAATGACACAAACAGGTTGTATGGGCACCATGACTCAGATGATGGTGCGTGTTACCGGTGGTAGTCGTGTGGCTCAGCTCATGTTATTAGGATACAGTTTTATGACTTTACTAGAAGGTTGCTCCGGGTTCGGCACGCCACTGGTTGCAATCGCCCCAGTGTTGGTTGCAATAGGTCACCAGAAAATGTCGGCAATCACTTTTTTGCTCATTACCAACTCGCTAGTAACTGCATTCGGGGCAGCTGGGACACCTTTATGGTATGGACTAGGTAGTATTGGCTTGAGTGGTACTGAACTTGTGGAGATTGGTTTCCTCGCGTCTACAGGACTTGGGCTTCTGTCTTTAGTATTTGTACCAGTAGCGTGTGTTATTTGCACTTCCGTCAAAGAAGCGAGGGACACATGGCTTTTCATTATGTTGAGTACTCTGAGTGGTGCTGTACCTCTAATGATAACAGCGTACTTCAGCTACACGTTCCCTGCAATTATCGCAGGCCTGGTGGGGTGTCTTTTCACGTTCATGTTGCTCAAGTTCAATGTTGGTATCAATATCAAGACTACTTTGAACTATGATATGGGAACGACTCTTAAAGAGAGTTTCAAGGCATCGTCGCCAATCATTGGGACTGTAGTCCTGCTTATGCTAACGCGAATCCCGCAAATAGGGATAAAGGACCTGATCACGCGAACGGAACCATCGTTCTTGGTCGAAGTAGGCACTTACGGCGATGTATCTCTGTCTGCTTCTCTTGTCTTTCAGCTGCGCAGCATCTTGACGAGCCCTGATGTCAACTTCAAGTTTCAGTTGTTATATGTACCATTCATTCTTCCATTTATACTTGTAGCAATTACGACGCTGTTAGCCTTTTCAGCTATAAGAAAGGTCCCATGCATCTGCTATGCGACTCTGCGCCAAATCAAGCACCCCGCACAGACACTGTTCGGTGCTCTGGTGCTCGTAGAGCTGATGGTCGTTGGAGGAGACTTGAGTCCTGCAGCAGTGATCGGAGATACACTCTCTGCAGCTGTCGGTAAAGTGTGGGTACTGCTAGCCCCGATGCTAGGTAGTTTAGGTAGCTTTGTGGCCGGAAGTTCAACAGTATCAAATTTGACTTTTGGAACTATTCAGAGCGCAGCTGCGATTAATGTAGGGTTGAACGAGAACGCGATTCTGGCACTTCAATGCTGCGGGGCCAGCATAGGTACGAGCGTTTGTATTTTTCACATAGTAGCATGTGGTGCCAGTCTAGGCGAGGAAGTGAGTGTGGGGCCGCTGATGAAACGCCTAGGGCCCATGGTCATCTTGAGTGACTTGCTGGTGATCGGTGTCATCATGGCAGTTGCGTAGGTATTTTGAGTACTCGCTTAACCTAAAACCTAGAAGAAATCGTTTCAGGAAACGGCTTTTGTATTATTTAAGCTAATCAAAGAATATTGGAAATTCCATATGTGGCTATTGTACGAAATGTCCTTGTTATAACGGAATTAATGTAGTACTTCTTGACGATTCCTATTCTTTCTGAAAGTTTTCTATCCTTGCGTTCGTGTAGGTCCAAACCAAGCAAATGTAAAGGGGTTATAAGAAGTTGAGTTATAACCGGGCACACGACAAGTGAACAAATAACGTAGTGTGCTTTAGGGACTAACTCTGGAAAAATGAAACAGCCTGCAAAGGATATAATGTCTCTTATAACGAATACCAATGTTGATTTTGGATTAACCACCGGTTTTTCCTCTGCTTTAGTGTACGAGTAGGTGTCTGAAATTAAGATGTCTCTGCTAATCCCATATGGTATCCCAAATAACGACGTTAAAGCAATCCTATTGTATGGATTCATTCCCAGTTGACTGGAAATTCTATTCAAATAAAATAAAGAACTGTACATAAATACTGTCCTGCGAAAGACCTTCGTTTTTATCATCGCAGATGTTGTATTTAACTCATTTTTGAAGTAATCCATTTTATCGCCTGGTGGTTTTTGTACTATGTATTTGTCAAGTATACATACGGTAGGTGAAACCAATATTCCTGTTCTAATTGACTCAAGTAACGGCACCATAAAAAATGTTAGAAATTTCATCTTGATTTGTTTGTTGTAATATGTGGTCACTTTAAATGTAAAATTGAATTTGCGTTTGAAAGAACAACTCGTTTCGTTTTAAAAATAAATAACTGTAAATTAAAATGAAAACTCTACTTTTTGAAGAAAACCGCTCATTTGCAACAGTATTAAGCGTTGTTTTTTTTATTATTGGGTTACTTTTCAGAAGTAAAAGACTTTTTTACTTGTACTTTATAATTATAACAGTGTTAATGCTACTTTATCGGGATGACGACCGGTTGTCCACAAACAATAACAAAGACGAAATAGTAAGTCCTGCTGATGGAAAGGTAATATTTGTATCGGATAAAAAAGTTGTAATATTTTTGTCAGTCTTTGATATGCACGTCCAGAAGTCTCCTGTAGATGGCGTTATTACGAATATAACTTACAAAACAGGCGAATTTAATCCGGCATACTTACTGGAGAAATCAAGATATAATGAAAGAAATTACTTCGACATTAACACAATTAATGGGGACCGTATTAGAGTCACACAAGTTGCTGGACAATTTAGCCGTAGAATTGTGAGTTTCAAAAAAATAACAGATACACTCAAGAAAGGAGAATCCCTTGGTATGATTCTCGTAGGTTCTCAAGTAATTTTAGAAGTTGAAGATGCTTATTTGCCTTTAATTACAGAGGGCGACTATGTCTATGCTGGCATTACGCCTATTTACAGAAGGATAACGATTTAGATTTCGTCGTAAAATAATTGTACTAATTCTAATATTTTATCAGTTTTGTTCTCAACCCAATACTCTATACTTTCTTTTAATCGCAGTAATCTATTATTCCAATTGGTTTTATTATTTACTTTTAATTTTCCTGTTTCTTTAGTTATTGAAAAACATGATTTTATTTTTATGTTATCACTGTCAGTATATGTATCTGGATTAAATCTTATGAATACAATAGGGTGATGGTTGACATCTTCTGACAATATCATCATTCTTTTGTTTTCACAAATATCTTCATACTGCTTATGTTGGTTTTCATCTACTTCTATAATGATTATTTGATATCCTAACTCTAAATATATATCTGGACGACGCTTGCTACAAGCGCCTTCAATAATTTTATCGAAAATCCATGTGTAATCCGGAAATACTTCTTTGATATAATCAACTACTAAACGCTCCTTTGTTTTGAAATTACGAACCACGGGACTGTCAGGAAATAAATTACCATAACAAAAGGCGCAATAACCATCATAATATCTATTTGCCAATGTTTCACAATAATTTGATTTGCATTTTTTATTTTTCACATCAAACATGTTTTCTTCTTTACAATCAGCACAATGAGTAGGTTTTCCACCTTTTAAACCGAAAAAGGGATGTTTAATATTACATTTAAGACATTTTTTAGATCTAACATCAATCATATTTTCTTCTTTACAATCAGCACAATGAGTAGGTTTTCCACCTTTTAAACCAAAGTATGGACTTTTAATATCACATTGAATACATTTTTTCGATGTAACATCAATCATATGTTCTTCTTTACACTCACCACAGTGTGTGGGGTTTTCACCTTCAAAACCAAAACACGAACGTTTATTTTTACACTCGATACATTTATGATGTTTTAAATCAATCATATTTTCTTCTTTGCACTCACCACAACATGTTGCTTTTTCACCTACAAAACCAAAAGCAGGTTGTTTAATATTGCATTTAATACATTTTTTACTTTTTACATTAATCATATTTTCTTCTTTGCAATCACCACAACATGTTGCTTTTTCACCTACAAAACCAAAAGCTGGTGTTTTTATAGAACATTTGCAGCATTTTTTGCTTACAACATCAATCATAATATCCTCTTTACAATTAACACAATGAGTCGCTTTTCCACCTTCCAAACCAAACGATGGACGTGCTAACTTACAAATACATTTAGGATGTTTTAAATCAATCATACCATCTTCCTTATGATTTACACAAAACATTGCGTTCATTCCTTCAAATCCAAAATAAGCACGTTTAATAATGCAACCTTCAAATTGACACTTCATTTTATAATGTTACATATGAGTGCACTGCTTAAATATGTTAATTTCTTAGCTGTTCAACATGGATCATAAGTAATTCTATATCTTCCGTATATAACGTTTTTTTCTCAACTAATTTATCTGCAAACAACTCAAGTAATTCTTTATTTTTGTTCAGCAAATCATAAGTTTTCTTATAAAACTCACCAATTACAATGTGGACTTGATCCTCAAATTTGTATCCGAACAAGTTTGTATCATCCATACAATAGTCTGTAAGATAACTTTTTACTAAACTCTTAGCACGTTCAAGATCATTTGAAGCCCCGGTTGTTATTAATTCATTACCAAACGTAATTTCCTCCGAGATTCTGCCGGCTAAAAGTACCATTAACTCATTTAATAAATACGTTTTACTTACTATGCCAGAATCTATTGTGTCTTCATGAGGTATAAAAGAAGTAAATCCACCCATGCCACGTGAACTAGGAACTATAGATATTCTATTTACTCTATTGTGATTTAGTAATATTCCGGTTACTGCATGCCCGGATTCATGAATTGCTGTTAGTCTATTAACTTGTTCACTACGTTCCTTGTTAGGCAACGGGATTCCTGTTGTCGTTTTGTCTACGGCTTCGAACAAGTCGTCCCTTTCAATTAGATTTTTATTTTTCCTTAAGGCAATGATAGACGCTTCATTCATTATGTTCCCAAGATCGGCGCCACTAAAACCAGTGGTTTGTGCAACGATATCATTTAAATCAACATTACAAGAAAGCGGCTTGTTCTTACTATGGACTTTTAAAATATCTAATCGGGCTTTTCTGTCTGGTAATGAAACTTGAATGATACGGTCAATTCTGCCCGGACGAAGAACAGCTTTGTCGATCATATCCAGACGATTTGTGGCTCCAATAACAATAACAGGGTTCGTCGAATTAGTTGCAAACCCATCAAGTTCCACCAATAATGCATTTAAAGTATTCTCTCTCTCGTCATTGTTAGTAATTGGGTTCTTGCCACGAATACCGGTCAAACCTTCAATTTCATCAATGAATACAATGCATGGTGCTGTCTTTCTAGCTTTTTCAAAGAGCTCTCTAACTCGCTGTGATCCAACACCTATATAAATTTCAACAAACTTTGAGCCATCGCTCGAATAAAAGGGTACTTGTGCTTCTGTTGCAATCGCTTTTGCAATTAAAGTTTTTCCAGTTCCTGGAGGGCCTGTTAATAGTACGCCTTTTGGCACTTTCGCTCCCATTTTTTCAAATCTTGCTGGATCTTTTAAAAAATCTAAGATATCTTGAATTTCCGTTTTAACATATTGAATCCCAGCCACATCCTCAAACTTTACATTTACTTCCTCCGGATTGATTGTATCTTTATTGAACTTTTTGTTTTGAGCCATAAAATCAAAAATATTACCGCCTCCGTTACCGTTTCCTCCACCATTACTTCGCATAAAGAACAATGACACTAATAAATACACACCTACAAATGAAGCATAAGTAAGCAACAAAGGTTTAATAGTTTCAAAATCTACTGCTGCCATATCAGATCTCACTGTTACCCGTTTATCGGGTACCGTTTTGTACACATCAAAAGAGTTTCTTGGCAACAACTGTTGTCGGTAGTTAACTGGTGATAGTTGCACTTGAGGCATTGACGGTAAAACAAAAGCATGACTCCCTCCACATAACACAAGTAAAACGCCACCTTTCAACGCCAACATCGTTGTCTTATATGTTAGTGATATGGTGTCCTTATATGCTAATTTAATTTAAAATTAAATATTAAATATTAAAATAAGAAATGGAAAGTAGGAAAATAGGTCAATATCAATTACTAGACAAAATAGGGAAGGGAGCCTTTGCTACAGTATATACTGCCATTACAGATAACACTAATGAGAAAGTTGCTGTAAAATGCATTCTAAAAGAAAAAATCACGCAATTGAAAATGGCAAAACAAGTGAAGCGGGAAATAGCCATTATGAAAGCAATCCATCACCCAAACATCGTAGACCTAAAACAAGTCTTAATGTCTGATAGGTACCTGTATTTAGTTATGGATTACGCACCAAATGGTGAATTATTCGACTTAATTGCTTCTGGAGGGAAATTAAGTGAAACAAAAGCAATCTTTTACTTCAAACAATTACTCAACGCAATTGAATATTGTCATTCTCTAGGTATTTGTCACCGCGATCTAAAACCAGAGAATTTACTTTTGGATGAAGACAACAATTTGATGGTATGTGACTTTGGATTTGCGGCTACAATTGAGTATGAAGATTGTTTTGACGAAAAAGCCAAAAAAGAAATAAAAAGAATGAAAAAATTTGGTTCCGTTTGTGGAACTATCAGTTACATTGCACCAGAGATTGTTAATAACCAGAAATACAATGGCACCATGTCAGATATATGGTCATGTGGTGTCATTCTATTTGTTCTGCTCGCAGGCTACCTACCTTTTGATGATGACAGCGATGCTATCGTTCTTGCAAAAATTAGAAAGTTAGATTTTAAGTATCCCAAATGGTTCTCAAAATCTGCTATTAGTCTCTTAAGTCACATATTAGTACACGACCCTGAAGAAAGATACTCTATTAAAGACATACGAAACCACGAATTCTTACAAGACTATACACTTTGGAAACGATTTTGGAATAAACACCAAGGTGACTTTAACGAAACATTCAACTTACATCTACATATGAAGGAAGACCTCCATTCCAACGATTACTTCGATAAACAATTTACTTATATCGACGATACTGGTGTCATTATATAGCCGCAGAAACCGGCGCGGTATTAAATTCAAACTGTGTATCCTTACAAATAATAATTGTTTACAACAACAGGACCAACAGGTCGTTTGGGTTGTTGAACTGTTTGGTATTGGTATATCCTATTTTCTAAAATCTTTTCTTTAATGAAATCAGTTAACACTAAATCATTTAGGGTTCCAGGACAAACGTTTTGACGGTCAAAATGCCTTCTCATTTTAAACTTATCTTTTGTTTTATAATTGCATCTAATGCAGGTGTATAAATGAGAAACATATTCTTTGTCTCTTTCCTTTCGTTCCATTTCTTCCATTTCTTCCATCTGCTCTTGCTGTTTCATTTGTTCTCTGCGTTCTCGTTGCTCTCTCTTTACTTGTCGCTCCATTTGTTCTCGTTGTAATTTTTGTTGCTGCAGCAGTTTTTGTTCGCGTAATTCTTTTTGTTTTTTTTGCTCTCGCTCTTTTTCTTCTCTTTGAAGAGTTTGTTCGCGTTCTCTCTGTTCTCTTTCCCGTTGTTCAAGTTCTCTTTCCCTTTGTTCAAGTTCTCGTTCTTTTGGGTCTATTTCTTCGTCTTCGTCTTCGTCGTCGTCTTCGTCTTCGTCTTCGTCTTCTTCTTCGTCGTCGTCTTCATCGTCGTCGCTTTCTTCACTCATTTTACAATCTACAATTTTCTGAGCTTCGTCTATAGCGTTTTTAACAACCTCAAACTTTACATTAAACCAATCTTTTCGATTGTTGTAAGCGTATTCTTTTAAAATATGATGAACTAAATTTTCCAACAGATGACGATTTGTACATGATTTGGTATACACAACAATAGAATGATTACTATGCGTTTTGTACGCTTTAGAACGAGTTACCACTCTTTTAGATGATCCTACTTTAAATATGTTATCTTCTTGCAATTCCTGAATTATATAAACGATTTGGTCTTGGTTTTTCGCCTTTTTTAGGACAAAATTCTCTTGTAACTGAGAAACTTGTCCAGTTAGGCGTTTATTCTCAAGGATTAATAAGCGTTCATTTAGTTTCGCATTTTCCATTTGAGCTCTAAGTAATTCAATGTCGTCTTTGCCTGTCATTATAAATAAGTAAAGCTCGCTGTGCTTAAGTCAAAAAAAATTAAAAAGTTATAGTTTCGTAATCTTGATGACATCATAAAATACAGAAAATTAAACAAACAACTGTTGTAAGCTATCTTTTATAAAATACAGAACAGCAGATTTAGCTTTTTCTGCACAATTAATTAAAGTTAAGTTCATAGGTGATTTTAATGATAAACCGAGTGAGAATGTTTTTGTCATTGCTTTTTCTACAAAATCGTTATTTTGAATTTTACGAATAATTGTTCCAAAAAAATCACTACCAGACGTATATAAAACAACATCTACAATATCCATAGGATCCAAATATGGTAATTCTATGATACGTTGAATTATCTTGAAAAATTTTATGTGATCGTTGCTCAGAGTATTCATCATCGCGAAAGTTTTGATTTTTACATATAAGAATAAATGACATTTTACAATATTTTTTTTATCAGCAGGAATATTATTTAACATGTGATCGATGTCTTCTATTTCGTTTAACATGTTATAATCTATACTACCAACATGACGATTAATAGCAGCAAATGTAGAGTTAATATTTAAACCAAATTCACTTGGATTATTTATTGTTTTTTTATTAATGAGTGATTTATATTCTTCTGTTGATTTAATACATGCGAGTACTTCTTCTCTTGGTGCATTAAGTTCTAATGTATCACATAATTTTATTTTTTTATTTGTTAAAGAACGCGTTAAATTTATTGGTGATCGTGGTGATAATAAAGCACTTACTGCACGTGGTGACATTGGTGCACGTGGCGATAATGGTGCACGTGGTGATAATGGTGCACTAAGTGCACGCGGCGAATGTGGTGAATGCGGTGATGCGTACTCCATTCCATACTCTCTGTCTCTTATATTAGGTTCTTCTTCTTCTTCTTGTGGTCGAGGAGTTGTTAAAAATCGCCGATGTTGTTGATTAGGATTGTTTTCAGTTGTATGACGTCCCGGACTTAAAATAGTTGTTTGTATATCTTCTTCTTGTTGCGGTCTGTCTTCTTGTGTATTTTTTTGTAATTGTTCCATTTTTAGTGCCGGGATAAACATTCTGCGTGGTGATCTATTACTGGTTGGTAATGATGTAGTAGGTTTTGTTGGTTGAATGATAGTATTATTGTTGTTGTCTTCATTGAAATAAAATTCTTCATTATTTGTGTTTGATACTATTGGTGGAAAATAAGGTGAATCTTGGTTTTCTTCGTTTTCTTCGTCTTCAAAGTCTTCTTCGTATTCTTGGTCATTTTGGTCGTTTTGTTGATTACTTTGTTGTTGTGATACTATTGGTGGTAAATAAGTTATTCCGCCTTTAATTGCGCGAACATTGTCCAAAATATTATTAACTAAGAAGTCCTTAGTTATTAAATTGTGATTTACACAATATTCGAGTAGCTCTGTAGTATCTAATTCATATAATTTATTAAATAAACTAGTTTCCATCTTTATTATTATTAAAATAGTAACAAATTATTTATGGTATGGTATTTAACGTTAGGTGTGAGTCGTATTTAAGGGTAATTGAAAAATGTATAAATAAGAATATGTTTTTGCCATTTATTGGACTGGAAGTTGGACTACTATCAATGTTTTATGAATTTGTTTTCACTAACCTACATTTTCACGATCAAAATGTATGTGTACCTATTTGGACTTATTTCCTTCAAATTTTGCTTTGCCATAGCTCTTATGGATACGACCGGTACCTTGACGTTAAAAGTGGTGACAGTAACAACAGTGAATTAATAGAATACATAAATGAAAACTCGGATTACGTAAAGGGTACAATTGCCACAAGTTTTCTTATTTCTACAGGTGTACTTTTGTTTAATGAGCACGTACGTTTCTTAACTCTCCCAATGGTGTTATCTGCGATATACTATAAAAATTTCAAAGAAGCATTTCCACTACTAAAGCCAGCTTTTATTTCGCTGTTATTGATAACTTCTTCAGTAGTTGTTCCTTCTATAATAGCCGAATCAAACTTGAATGTACTGCACGACTTCAATGTTTTGATACCGCCAATGGCAAATTTGTATTCAGCTTCTAACTATCTAGATATTGTCGATTACAACGTCGATAAAGCAAACAATATTAGTACTTTACCTGTATTATTTGGAAATGACACCGCATTAATGGTGTCTTTTTTAGCTAATGCTGTATCAACAGTTTCACATATCAGTCATCCAAATTTTGGTACTCCCGCGGATTTATTCTTTCAAGCACAAAATATTTATTCAGGATTAACATTGTTAAAACAAAATAAAGTTGTGGATTTTAGAAAAAACAATAATAAGCCTAAAATGAATTACTATACACAAAAGTACTACATACCACCTGTTTTAAGCCGCCCTTCATTCACTCCAAGAATTCTAATTTAAATTAAAAAACGAACTTTTCCAGGTTTCTTTACTATACAAACAAATATGGCTTCATTACTTGACATCGTATTTGCATTTCTAATCGATAATGGCGAGATTAACGCTGAAATTAATGAAACTCGTATCAGCGAACTACTGGAAGGTGTAACATGCGAAAGTCTACGAAAATCAGTTGTGTCTCTAGGAGTTGACACAGCTTCTTTAATGCTACAAGAAGCAATTGAAACCCTTGGAAGTGACGAAGTTGAATTAGAACTTCAAGACATCATAGACTACTTCGGCAATACCCAAAATAAAAAAGCCGCAAGAAGTGACGACGTTTTGGCTGCATTACTATTCTACTGTTTTGATACTGGTAATACTATGATACTAACTTGTCTTCTAGAGACTTGCGAGGACCTTTGGATTCCTTTGACCGATGAAAGTTAAATAAAAAATATTTTTTTGAAATTTGATTACAAAATGTGAGCGATGTTGTAGTGGCCATTTCTGAACTGTACGCCTATCCGTGTATTTCCGGTGCCATACGTTTCAGTGTATCCGTCTGCAAATACTTTAATGGTTAAGTCAAACGCCGACGATATAGCATTGAGGCTTACACTGTCACCCCAATTGTCGTAGGTGTATGTACTCCTAACACTCATTCGTTCAGCGTATTGTTCCCTTGTAAGATTATCACCCATAAAATCACTGTAGTAAATCCAGTTTCCTAGAACTCTATCAAGTGACTCAGCTCTGACTTCATCGGCGCACATCATTAGCTGCTTGGCAACACTACTAAATAGACAGTTGCCGTCTCCCTTCACCTTTTGAACGATATACTTCATCCCATGTTTATCCGTCTTAATGACGGAATCTATTTTTCGTTTTTGTGGAAGCGGTACTTCACCAAGCCCAAGTTCACTTTCAGCTTTTCGCTTTCGTGTACTTTTTTCTGCTGAAACTAAACTCTCTGCAACGGCTCTATCAAACTGGATTTGATCTTTTTCTTCAGCTTTCGTAGATAAGCTCGCAGCAGCTGCTTTTTCTAAAGCAATTTGCCGACGTTCTACATTGGATAACCTTCTTTCTGTTTCATTATCAAGAACAACTTGATTATTGCGGTATTGACGCTTCAAGCTATTAAGTTCATCTAAAGCATCTTCTAACTTTGATAGAAGGGTTTGACTCATCTTTTAGAATAGAGTACTCTTGTTTGTAATTAATCACGATACTTTTAAATTCATAAATATTTCTCATTTTTTTATTTTTTTATTTTTTAACGTAAAATTTATCTCCCCAACCACAACAGGTCATTTTTGTTATAACACCGACAAATCCAAAAGTATCAAGATACTCGTCCATTTGAGAAACTAAGTCACAACCCACGTATACTTCTTTGGTATTCACAGCGGTGTATATGTAATCGATGTAATGCAGTAATTTGCCAAATCCTTTCAGTGCTCTTAGTTCAACCCCTTGCAAACGTAGATTTATAAAATTGTATCTTTTTATACTAATATCTTGTTTTTGGAAAAAAGTGTCCATACGTGTAGTTTTCAGCACCTTTTTGCTTACTACGTGGACACCCTTGGGACCAATTGTGCTTATATCTAAAATGGAAGAACTTTGGCCATTATTCGTAACTTTAAACATAACTTCTTCGTTACTTTTGTCTGAAACAACCAATTGGTATATATCATTCTCACTTTGATATTTGTATACTTTGTCCTCCATTGCTTCAATCCACAAGACTTTTGTTATTCTGTTGTCGTTATATACTTTTTTCTCCTCCAATTCGTGAGCACCTAAATGTATAATACCGTTTATAGGTTTATTTATGTCAACAAACTTGAGACATTCTGTAAATTCAATTAACATTCTTTTTTATGTTAACTTTAAAAAAAGACTTTTTTACTACGCAAAGAAGTTTAATACAGTGTTCCATTGTTCTCTTTCCAGTCTTGGAACTTGCATAACGCGTACGTATGTTTGCTAATGTATTTTTATTTTTAATTATTAAGTTATTATGGTAACTGACACAGATACATCAATTATTCAAATTGCTATTAATACTGCTATCGATGAAGCAAAACACGGTTACAGCACCGGTGAGGGAGGTCCGTTTTCTGCAATAATTATTAAAGATAATAAAATTATTGCTAAAGCACACAATACAGTATTAAAAGATAAAGACCCAACTTGTCATGGGGAAATTAATTGTATTAGAAAAGCATCTAAAGTATTAAATACATATGATTTAAGTGATTGTATTCTAGTTACTACATCGGAACCTTGCTGTATGTGTAGAGGGGCTATTTTGTGGAGTCATATTAAAAGCGTTATTGCTTGTTCACATTTAACAGTTGCAGATAAGTTTGGTTTTAATGATATTAATTTTGAAGATAAAAATAATATTAATTTAACTTTTTGTGATGAAGATATTGAGAATAAAATAATCGAAATGTTCACAGATTGGCAAAAAAATAATGGACAATTATATTAACTATTTATACATTTGATGAAACATTTGAATCTTCTTGAATATTTTGGTCATCAAAAATATTAAGATTTGCGTTTTCTCCATATAATTCGGTAGCTTTTTCGTTATATGCTTTTGCTGCATCTATTTGGTTTTCAAAAATACCCAAATAATATTTTTCACCATTACAAGTAATTACACTAGCCCATTTGTTTCCCTTTATAGATACTCCAAAATATTTACTAGATGCTTTTTTACTTTTAGTTCGATTATGATTATTTAAAGCAGCACTTGCAATTCTTAAACTACAACGACGATTGTCGTATTTATCATTATTAATATGATCAACAATTTCATCTTCTTTTGCTTTCATTATATATCTATGCATATATCCAACTTTCTTATTACGAAAATATCCATCTTTAATAGTCCAAGATATGCTACTTAATTCGTGCCATAAATCTTCATCAACTAATACTTCAGTATCGTTGACTTCAATTAAAGGAATTCCTTCTCTATTTCTTGTAATGTCTTTTTTATTATGTTCTTCTTTTTCTATTTTTTCAAGTAATTTAATTTTAATGTTAATTTCTTCTAAATCTTTTAATGCTTCTTCTACTGTTTCTCTACTTGTACCACTATACATTTTGCTCCTATAAATCTTACATGCAATATATTTATTACTATTTTTATGAAAACAAATATTTTTTGGCATATCATATTTACTATTTTGTTTTTTAATTAAATCATCAATATCTACATTGATTATATCTTCATATTTCACTAAATTATTATTATTGGCATTTTCTCCAAATAATTTAAAAGTGTATGTATCATATTGTTTTGCAGCTTCTTCTTCTATTTCATAACCACCTAAATTTATTGTTTTTTTGTTAGTTTGACATTGTGCATACCATTTATTGGATTTTTTTTGCCAACGAACGCCTTTAAATTTTGATGTTGAATCAATTTTCGTATTTTTCTTCTGATTATGACCATTTTCAGACCTTGATACTTCTCTTAAATTACTTTTAGAATCATTTAATTTATCTTGATTAATATGATCAATTACATTCCCTTTTTCTGGTTTTTTATACACAAAATGATGCAGGAAAATTTTCTTTTTTTCATATGATCCTTGAGCATAACCATTATTTAAGTGCCACTTACATTTATTAACTCTTTCAAAATCATCCTCATCTACTAAAGCATATTCAATAATTACTCCATCTTTATTTTGTAAAGGGATTCTAAAAGGAGAATCATATTTATTTTTGATTTCATCATTGATCCAAATTGGTTCTGCCATAATAGTATATAAAAATTAATGTTTAAATAACGTTTTTACAAGGATATAATTTTTTTGTAGCTCCTAAGCACATTGGACAATTTTCACTTGTAGCTACTACCATTAACCCTTCCCTTAATTACATAATAGAAAGGATAAAGCGTGCTTCAAACGACGTCTACGATGCCTTTGTTACATATTTCATCTCAGCAGGTCTGGCGAGTTTCTTTGAAATCCGTTTGAAACTTATTTTATTGAAGTACGTGTCTGGTTGAAATACGGGAATATTTATATATGTGAACAGATTTGACTTTGCAATAACAAGTCCTAGAATTATAAGAATCGTAATTAGAATCAATACATCAATCATTTATTTAGTGTGAATAAAAAAAGTTGGCATAACTCAAAATTGTCGCATACAATCAAAGTACTATACGTGGTTACATACATTTTAGCAACGGTATTTTTATACACGCATTTTTTTATACACATTTAATAAATGATTGATGTATTCATCCTCATAGTTATGCTTATTGTATTAGGACTTGTTATGGCGAAGTCAAACCCTTTTACACGAATAGCCCTTCCCGTATTTCAACCAGACCTTTCATACAATGACACGATTTTCAATCGTACAAAAAAAGTTTACAAAAGTAAAGTAAACTATATTCCGAAGAGTATCAACCCAGGTCCCATTTTAGCTACAATTCCAGCTTCAGCAGCTTCAGCAGCAACAGCAGCAACAGCAGCAACAGAAGCAACAGGAACTACAGAAACAACAGGAACTACAGAAACAACAGGAACAACAGGAACAACAGGAACTACAGCAGCAACAGCAGCAACAGAAGCAACAGGAACTACAGAAACAACAGGAACTACAGAAACAACAGGAACAACAGGAACAACAGGAACTACAGGAACTACAGGAACAACAGGAACAACAGGAACTACAGGAACTACAGGAACAACAGGAGCAAGAGGGACATCAGGAGCAACAGCAGCTTCAGCAGCTTCAGGAGCAACAGGAGCTACAGGAGCAACAGCAGCAAGAGGGACATCAGGAGCAACAGCAGCAACAGGGACATCAGGAGCAACAGCAGCAAGAGGGACATCAGGAGCAACAGCAGCAAGAGGGACATCAGGAGCAACAGCAGCAACAGGGACATCAGGAGCAACAGCAGCAACAGGGACATCAGGAGCAACAGCAGCAACAGGAGCTTCAGGAGCTACAGGAGCTACAGGAGCTTCAGGAGCTACAGGAGCTACAGGAGCAACAGGAGCAACAGGAGCAACAGGAGCAAGAGGGACATCAGGAGCAACAGGAGCAAGAGGGACATCAGGAGCTTCAGGAGCAACAGGAGCAAGAGGAGCAACAGGAGCAACAGGGACATCAGGAGCAACAGGAGCAAGAGGGACATCAGGAGCAACAGCAGCAGCAGCAACAGGAGCAACAGCAGCAACAGCAGCAAGAGGGACATCAGGAGCAACAGCAGCAGCAGCAACAGGAGCAACAGCAGCAACAGCAGCAAGAGGGACATCAGGAGCAACAGCAGCTTCAGCAGCAAGAGGGACATCAGGAGCTTCAGGAGCAACAGGAGCTACAGGAGCAACAGGAGCAAGAGGGACATCAGGAGCAACAGCAGCAGCAGCAACAGGAGCAACAGCAGCTTCAGCAGCAAGAGGGACATCAGGAGCAACAGCAGCTTCAGCAGCAAGAGGGACATCAGGAGCAACAGGAGCAACAGCAGCAACAGCAGCAAGAGGGACATCAGGAGCAACAGCAGCTTCAGCAGCAAGAGGGACATCAGGAGCAACAGCAGCAACAGCAGCAACAGCAGCAAGAGGGACATCAGGAGCAACAGCAGCAACAGCAGCAACAGCAGCAAGAGGGACATCAGGAGCAACAGCAGCTTCAGCAGCAAGAGGGACATCAGGAGCAAGAGGGACATCAGGAGCAACAGCAGCTTCAGCAGCAACAGCAGCTTCAGCAGCAACAGCAGCTACAGGAGCTTCAGCAGCTTCAGCAGCAACAGGAACAACAGGAACAACAGGAACAACAGGAAGGACAAGGGTAAGAGGAAGATCATGGTCACCACCAAGAGGGACTCCAGCAACAAGAGGGACTCCAGCAACAAGAGGAACATCAGGAGCAACAGGGACATCAGCAGCTTCGGCAGCTTCATCACCTCCGCCATCACCTTCAGCAGCAGCTTCGGCAGCTTCATCACCTCCGCCATCACCTTCAGCAGCAGCTTCGGCAGCTTCATCAGGACCACCATCAGGACCAGCAAATTCAAATGTACCACTAAATTCAAATGTACCACTAAATTCAAATGTACGTAACTCAACTGAAACAGCACATAGTAAATCCACTAATGCGCCAAGCATAGTCAATTCATCAAATTCATTATACAAACATGATCCGAAGAATTTAAAAATATATCAGCGAATTATTGACCACCTAAATTATAGAAAACACACGATATTTGACCGTAGTGAATTAGCAGTAATATCACACGCATATGATACACCTGAAGCACTTCGAACAAATGAACAAACTAGCTTGTTGTCAGCTTACGAGTCAAATAAGGAAAAACTTAATATTGAGATATTAGATGAAAAAAATAGTCAATTGAGAACTAAAGTTATCCAACATTTAAAATCCAACACGAAATCTAATACGAAATCTAATACGAAATCTAATACGAAATCTAATACGAAATCTAATACGAAATCTAATACGAAACAGTTTCGTTTAGAAAAGGCTGTTATTATCACCAAGCGTTCACAGGATTTAACCGATGATGACAAATCTCAACTTGGTGCGGTTTTTCCGAGAACTTTTAAACATGTAAGTGATGCTGTATATATATTACTCTATACTACTAACGACAATAACCTGAAGGGTGCTGGTGTAATTAATGTAGAGGAAATGCAACTCAAACATGTTAGAATAGTAAACATTTATAGAAACGAATTTATGCAGAAAATGATAAACACGCAATTAGAATATATAAAAGATCATTTTAAGAATAACACATTCTATTTGTTAACAAACAGTCGAGTAATACAGAACCAGTATGAAAGCGCGGGTATGAAACTATACACAGACGGCGATGAAGAATATAATGAAGAAACATATCGCAAGCTACGTGTACCTCCCAATAATAATGTGTTGTACATAAAAATACCAGCAGCAAATTCAAATGCACCACCTCAAGTACCACAACCACCACAACCACAACCACAACCACAACCACCACCACCACCACCACCACAACCAGCAAATTCAAATGTACCACCTCAAGTACCACAACCACCACAACCACAACCACAACCACAACCACAACCACAACCACAACCACAACCACAACCACAACCAGCAAATTCAAATGTACCACCTCAAGTACCACAACCACCACAACCACCACAACCAGCAAATTCAAATGGACCGCCTACACCAGAAGCAGTCTTAGAATTAGCTCCTGGATTGGAAAATTTGGGTCAAACATGTTTCTTTAATTCTGCAATGCAGCTTTTTTATAGTATGCACGGCTTTACAGATTTTTTGTGCAAATATAGTGAAGAATTAAAGAGAACGTACGCAAAAGGCGTAAAAGAAGCCGAAGATGCCAAGACAACTGAAGCAGCAAAAAAAGAAGCGGTAGCAAAAGCCATAGCAGCAAATGAAGCTGCCGATGCAGCTGAAAACGTTACACAAGTCGACACCACTGCAGCCGCAACCGAATTCGCTAAGACAGCCAGAGCAGCTGCCGATGTAGCCCAAAATGAAGCGAATAAGTGTAGCTATAGCTTCGATAGACCAACCGCCTTGTTAAAAGCGGTTACAATCAATGAGAACTTTATAAATTTACTGTTGTCAATGAAGGAAAATAAAATTGCAGACAAATTCACCTCAGAACAAAAAAAGGAAAAGGAAAAAGAAAATGTTGGTAAGTTATTAAAGACGATTTTTAATCCAGAGAGTTCTGTCGATAATATTGTCTCACAACAACAAGACGCACACGAGTTTATAACCCCAGTACTAGATTCTTTGCTAAGTATGTATGCAAGATTTTCATATGAAGAAAACATTAATGGGAATATTATAGAACATGAAAGCGGTTCTTCGTCGCTATCTAGCGACGATCCAAGAACATGGACTGGTGTACATGTGTTTAACCTCCGCTCTCGCATTGATGGAACATTATCATACAATGCTGATAGCCAAAACATGTTTACATTAACTCGTATTAAAGACAATCTTAGTGAGTCTGTGCAAACGATTCTTGATAAAGAAATGATACGTAAAGAAGATTTGCAATTTGAGGGACACGAACCCACGGAGCAACATATAGAAAGGCTTCAAAAGAATAATGGCATTCTAGAACAGCATACGGGATACGAAACTTCTAACTATTTCATTATACATCTTAACATCTTTGAAAAGAAATATAATAAAGACACGGCTAAATTTCAAATCACTAAACTTAAGTATAAAGGTAATATCGACGATATTATAAATGTTAAACAAACCACGCTTGCAGATATTGATAATATAGCTGGTCCAAGGTATATACCTGTGAAAAAATACGAACTACAAGGTGTAATTCTCCATAGTGGCACTCTAGATCGCGGTCATTACATCGCAAAAATTAAACATAATGGAAATTGGTATATATATGATGACAGTCGGGTATTCATAAAAAATGGCACAAGCTGGGTTCTTACAACAAAAAACACAGAAACATATAGCAACCGTCGTTTAGCTGATTTCACGCCTTATGCTTTATTGTATAGATACACTGATGGAAATTATAAGACTAGTACTAATCCAAATGTGCCCCTTGAAATTTAAATTTATCTTTCAAATGAAAATCTCCCGTTTTACATCACAATCAAAATGGACTACTATATAGTACGTGTAAAATCTAAGAGTGGTGAAGTATCTCAAGCTGCTATGACAATTACACAAATAAACGCTATACTAAACCAATATCAATATTCTAGGCATTGTTTGTTTGGATTAAAACGATTACATCATTCTAAATTTGCGTACAACAACAAGTACATTTCAGCAGCTTCAAAAGAAGACGTCTTAACGGCACCAATAGGGAAAATTAATTTAGGGGACTTGCTTACTAATAAATACGTTGATTCATTAATAAAATTTTAAAAAAAATAATTGGAGATTGTATTCACCAGTCGTCTTCGTCGTCTTCACCAAGTGCTTCATAAACTTCGTCTGTTATGTTTAGGTCACTAAAAGCACCATCATTTTCTAATGACAGCGTTGCGCATACACGCAAATTTCGTGGTACCTCATCACATTTCTTAAATCCTGGTGATTTCTGGAGCATATCGTACATTCTACATGAAATCGTGCTGTAGTGTATCGCTACCCCCGCACCTTTCTTCATCGCCTTTCTATCCATCCTCTCCATCCAGCGTGCGTCTATTTTTAGGAGATCTAAGAGAGTTTTGAAAACCTCATCACTTTCGTAAATGATGTCTCTAGCGAGTCGTATAAGGCTGTGTCCAGTGAGTGGTGTATTTCTCACGTATTTGTCCATTAAGCATGCTAGTGGATTATCATATATTGGCACATAGGAAACAGTGTATTCATCATCTTTGTCTTTGTAACGTTCAGCGAATGCAATGACATCATTTAGTTGAACAGCGTCTTCATTTACGATAAATGAAATTATTTCGCTAATAATGACCTTAGACATTTTAACAACTTTGTTGTTTGTACAATTATTTGAGTCATTTTCACTTTTTTATTTTTTTTAAATTAAAATTTAAAATTTTAAGGGTTAGACTTAATTCACTTTACAGAATGGCAGAAAGTGCAGAAAGTTCAGAAACTTCAGAAACTTCGACAGGTAAACGTATTTGTGCTTACATTGAATGTAAAGTACACGCAAACTTCAATTTTGCAGGACTTAAACCGTTGTTCTGTAAGACACATCGTGAAGATGGCATGGTTAATGTAGTAACACGCGGATGCTCTCATCCTGACTGTGAATTACAGGCAACTTTTAATTTACCTGGATTAAAGGCATTATTTTGTAAGACACATAGTACAGATGGTATGATTGATTTAATACATAAGAAATGTCCCCATGGTAAACGAAAAGCACGATGTGGTGAATGTGGTGGTGGCTCAATGTGCATTCATAATCGTCAAAAATCCCGATGTACATTATGTGGTAATGGGACGGAATTATGTGAACATAATACCAGAAAGGATACTTGTACGATTTGCAAAGGTTCTAGTATTTGTATTCATGGTAAACGAAAGTCGCGGTGTGACGAATGTAAGATTTAGAAGTTTTTACACTTAAAGACAGCATGTATTGTATATTTTATGTAATAGAATGCCTATTTGCTCTACTTTAGGTTGTAAAATTCATGCGTGTTACAATTTAGTTGGACTAAAACCACTATTTTGTAAGGCACACAGTACATCTAATATGATAGATGTAATAGTTACTCGGTGTCATGAGCAAGATTGTAATGTACAAGCTTGTTTTAATTTACCTGGATTGAAACCATTGTTTTGTAGGACGCATAGCACAGATGATATGGTTAACGTACTAGAAAAGAAGTGCCCACATGGTAAACGCAAAGCTAGATGTGTTGAATGTGGTGGTGGTTCAATGTGCGTTCATAATCGCCAGAAATCTAGATGCACTATTTGTGGAAGTGGCAATCAATTATGCGAGCATAATACGCGAAAAGATACGTGTAAACAATGTAAAGGAGTTGGGATTTGTGTTCATGGCAAACGGAAGTCGCGGTGTGTAGAATGTAACGGAAGTGAGCTTTGTGAGCATAATAGAAGAACAGCGTCTTGTAGAGACTGTCATGGCAGTTCTATATGTGAACACAAAGTATTACGGGCAACTTGTGTGCGATGCGATGGTAATCTTGTATGCTCACATAATGTAAATAAATATGGTTGTCGACAATGTGGTAATCATTTATGTGAGTCTATTGCGTGTGAAGTGTTAGATAATAACGATAAAGGATATGGTAGCACGAAAGTAGACGGTGTATGGTATTGTTCCCGTTGCTATTATTATTTAATTGGAAATACTTTAGATACAAAACCGAAACTTAACGTCCGTAAAGAGCAGTTTATTTTAGCTGAAATTCAAAGGCAAATGCCTGAGTTAGAACCATTTTTTACTGTATGGGATTGCCCTATAGAAGGTGGATGCTCACGAAAGAGACCTGATATGTGTTATGATTTCGGAACTGGTAGTTTAATCATTGAAGTAGATGAAAGTGGTCATAAAAACTATTCTTGTGAGGATGTACGTATGTTAATGTTATACCTAGATTTAGCGGAAAGACCTATATTTTTTGTACGAATAAATCCTGATAAATTTGAAGATAGAGAGTTAATGTTTAGGAGAACACCCAAAATGCTACAATTAAAATGCAATCAGCAAGAATTTGATTATAGAATGAACACTTTAATTGAAAATATAAAAAGTATATATGATATTTTTGTTACTCGTAATGACGGACCAAGTATAACGTTTCAAGTTATTTATTTGTTTATGAATGAAAATGTGAATGAAGACGAAGGCTCTAACTTTGCGTAATTATACAAACTTTCAAAATAACGCACTATTTTTAAAACAAAACCTAAGGGATTTTATTTTTGTTTTTTATGTGAAATTATTTTCTCATCTAATATTAAGAAATTCCAATCAAACATGGGTGGAGGGCTTATGCAACTAGTCGCTTTAAAAGTACCGTAGAGCGCAACAGCAGAATGCCCTTATGGTTCCCAAGAATACCATAAGGGGAAAACATTGTAATCTTCGGGATACTGAAAAGTATATTTAATCTGCTAGTTTATCAATGGAAATTGAAAATTGGTAAGCAACATTCTCAAATTGCGGGAAACTCCTTAGAGCTCTAACTACCACTCTATATAGCAATATATAAGAGGAACACGGTTAATTGCCGTACCCAATGGTAAAAAGGTTAGCCGTCTTTGACGGTGGCGCGCAAAGCGCTGAGATTGGACAATCCGCAGCCAAGATTCAAATATGAAAATGTATTTGAGTAAGGTTCAGAGACTACACGGGAATGGGTTCTTTATAATTAAATAATTAAAGGGCTTAAGATATAGTCCGGCCTATCTAGAAATAGATAGGAGAAACCGACGGAGCTTAATCAGTCTTGGGTTCCAACAGTAGGATGCTACTATGGTTCCAAATCATACCATAGTAGGAAAACAGTGTAAGATTTGGTTTAATATAACCTGCTAGTTAAGAAAATGTTTTCTTAGCAAGATTGCCAAATTGCGGGAACCTCCTTAGAGCCCTTACTACCACTTTGAGATGGTGACATCTTAAAGGAACTCGGTTAATTGCCGAACCCAATGGTAAAAATGTAAGGGATTGGACAATCCGCAGCCAAGACACTAATATCGTAAAATACTTAAGAGCAACATTTCATATAATAACAAATGGAGGAGGAACTTGGAGATATTTATATGCTAACAAGTCCTTCTGGAAAGTCTTACATAGGACAAGCAAAACAATTTTCTGGTGGGAGCAAACATGGATATCAATACAGGTGGAAGCAACACATTTATGAAGCAAAAGTCAATAAAAAATGTTCGGTCGTATTAGATAATGCTATTAGAAAATACGGACATGAAAATTTTGAAGTTACTTTACTTGGTTCTTTTCCTCTTGAAGAGTTAAACTTTTGGGAAGAGCACTTTATTGCTTTCCATGGTACTGTAAGACCCGATGGTTACAATATTATGTCTGGAGGAAATGTTTCAAAGCATAGTCCAGAAAGTATTGAAAAGAGAAGACAATCCATGATGGGAAAGAACAAAGGGAAAAAGTTTCCAGGAATAAGAAAAAATCCCGAAGACCAGATGCTTCCTAAATACCTCTTGCGTTACTCAGAACAAAGTAAAAGTCAAGGTTATTATATATCACATCATCCTACTTTAAAAGGTAAAGCATTTAGTTCTAAATTGCTTACAATGGAAGAAAAATTACAATTAGCTCTTAATTATTTAACTACGGCAGATATATAGTGTAAGGTTCAACGAGTAGACGGTAATCGAGTATCAGTGAGAGTGCTAGCCACACTTGAGATACTTTAAGGTGTACTCTGTCCGTTTATGAAAGTAAACGGGTCACAGGCAAGACATTTACCTTTCGAAATTCCCGTGGGGTAGAAAAGCGATAAGAGTATGTGAAATGGTATAGCATACTCATAAAATCATTTTAATGGAACCAAATAAATTCCATAATCGCTAGTGGATAATATATTTTCGTATAAGTCTATACGTAGATTTTATGCAAGATTGTAGTTATTATCTGCAAGAAAATCAAATTGCTGGAACACCCTAAAGCCTTTAGTACTAAGCATTATCAGTGATGGTAGTGTGGCTGAGAGTTAACTCAGATATAGTGACAATCTAAAGGATATTACAATGGGCAATCAGCAGCTAAGCTCCTCAAAGAGGAGAAAGTTCAGAGACTAAACGGTTTTCGGTTGAAAATATCTAAATGATATTTTTGGCTTAAGATATAGTCCGGCCTTTTTCGAAAGACTAAGGATGGGATGCACGGGTAACCCACAGATAACTTTTGAATAAAGAGTTGAAAAGTAACAGGTATGTCATAAGAGAGATAGTGACATAATAAAACCTTTAGTGGTCTCGTCAAGTTTCTTATAAGGAATTTAGACTTTATAAGAAACTTCCACAGTTGCTAGTAGTTTCTAAAAGAAACTGCAACATTGCTCAATTGCGGGAAACTCCTTAGAGCTTTAACTACCAATTTTTGTTAAGAAATTGACAAAAAGAACCCGGTTAATTGCCGGCTCCAATGGTAAAAACGTTAAAGATTGGACAATCCGCAGCCAAGTGCTAAGTTTACATGACCTTCGGCCATCGTAAATATGCTAACGGTTCAACGACTACAAGGCAATGGGCTACAACAACGGTGTAGCTTAAGGTATAGTCTAGTCCCTCCAAATTTAGTTTGGGTTAAATACTGTGAAAGCAGGGGTATCTCGTTTTCAAGGTGGTATATCGTCGCCATACTAACTTCTCCATGGAGTCCATTCAACAGACCTTTGAATAAAGGGTTGAAAAGCAACCGAGATATATTAAACAATACGTATATCACAAAACTCGTTAATGGCAAAATGAAATACGTTCATTTTCCATAGTTGCTAGTAGATATAACCTTCATGTAAAATCTAGATCCTAGAGTTTATGTAAGTATTAATATCTGCGACACTATCAAATTGCTGGAAACCCCTAAAGCTAATAGGTACCAAAGAATAGATGAAAATTTATTCTGGCCAAGAGAAAAACTTGGGTATGGTGAAAATCTTATTAGATGAAAATTTAAAATTGAAATGGGCAATCAGCAGCCAAAGCCTAAGGGTCTTGACAGACCTAAAAAATTCAGGCAATTGATTATATTTAAGCGTTAGTTAACAGTACTATATAACATGAATAGTTTAGAAGGCAAAGGAGAAATATACATGTTAACACTTCCAAATAATAAAAGGTATATAGGACAAGCTCAATGTTTTAAAGGTAAAGGTAAAACAAGGAGAAATCACGGAACATCAGGACGGTTACGCGAGCACATCAGAAGCGCAAAGAACAACTCTCATTTAATTATTCATAGGGCTATCAACAAATATGGTGCACACAATGTAAAGGTAAAAACTTTATTTATATGCCCAAAAACAGAATTAAATTATTATGAGGTCAAATTTATAAGAAAGTACAATACATTACATCCTGCTGGCTACAATCTAACAACGGGTGGAAATCTGTGGAACTTTGCTGACGTTGTTAGAAGAAGAATTGCAGCCAACACCCCAAGCGGGGAAAAAAACTCATTTTATGGGAAACACTTTACAGAAGAAATGAAGGACAAAATGAGGATGACATTATCTAAAAACCCGCGAACTGAGCACAATAACGGATTACCGATGTATGTATTTTACTATAAAAGACTGAATAAGTTAAAAAATAGTTCATCTATCAAAGAAGGATATGAAGTGCGTAATCATCCAAAAATAAAACAAAAATGTTTCTGTTCTATGAAAATACCCATGGAAGAAAAATTGCAACTAGCATTAAATCATATTAAATTGTGCCTTGAATAGGCCCCCGTTCAACGACTAAATGGTAGTGGGTTCTAATGTAAGCAGGCCGCGGTTTAAGCGGCTTAGTTCGTTAGGGCTTAAGATATAGTCTAGTCCCTCCAAAAGTTAACTTTAACTTTTTGGGTTAAATACTACGAAAGTAGGGGTGTAAACGTTAATGGAACCGCTGCATGGGGATCACGAGTAACTTGCACCATTAGCCGTAATGGTGATCTAGTCCATAGAATGTACCTGCAAGTAAAGGTACCCGCAGTAGCCGCATCTGCTTACACCGGCTTCTGTGCCAATCTTGGACACGCTCTTATTAACTACGTAGAGGTAGAGATCGGCGGGCAGCGAATAGATAAACATTACGGAGAGTGGCTCCACATCTGGAACGAGCTTACCCAGACTAAGGGTAAGGAAGTTGGTTATGATAGAATGGTAGGAGCATCCATTGCTGATGCTTCCGGTACTTCCGCCGAGACCACCATGTACATTCCTCTTCAATTCTGGTTTAAAAATTGGACCTGAAAAGTAGTCAGCCTTATATAAAATGGATCGTATAAGGAAAAATCTGTTAGTATTCCATAAGCAAGTTAGTGTCTTCGTGTACCCTATATTCATTGAAAGTTCAAAGGGTTATGCAAGTACTATTGCTAAATTATACAACTACTAGTAACAATTACTTTGTTGATTGTTGCAACATTCCCAAATTGCGGGAACTCCCTAAAGCTGTGAGTACTAAAAATAAATGGAAACATTTATTTGGTCAAGAAAAACAAACTTGAATATAGTAACAAGCTCGCAGATGTTTTAGAATAACAATTAATTCTAAATAAATGGGTGATCCGCAGCCAAGCTCCTAAGTCCGATAAAGCGCTTTGCGCTTGCAGCCGTAGGCTGTTGTCAGGATATGGAGAAGGTTCAACGACTAAACGAGAATGGGTCGGAGAAGACTGACAATCTTCTATGATGGCTTAAGATATAGTCTAATCCCTAAATAGTAGTACAGCCAAGAAACTAAAGGCTAAAGCTAATCCTGGAAAAATATTCCGAAAGGAAGGGTATTTCTAACTGAATGGTAATCAGTTGGATAGAAAAGCAATTCAAATCCAGGATTGGCTCTACCTCTTATTGCTCTGCAATACCACGAGGTGAAAGTCAACATTGAGTTCAACAGCCTCGCACATGTGTTCGACGGAACGACCAGCCCAGCTATGTCTGACGCAAGTCTGTACGTTGATTACATTTACCTAGATACCGATGAAAGAAGACGCTTTGCTCAAGTGACCCACGAATATCTGATTGAGCAACTTCAGTTCACTGGTGAGGAATCCGTGTCTCAAGGAGCCAACAAGCTGAAGTTGAACTTCAACCACCCCACTAAGGAGCTTATCTGGGTAACCAGAGCTTCTGAGAAGGAAGACGACCTTCTGTGGATGGACTTCTCCGCCAACGATGGTTCGGGTAACCCCACGACGCTGGGTAAGCTCCAGTTGAACGGACACGACAGATTCAGCGAGCGTCTGGGTTCATACTTCAGAGATGTGCAGCCATTCCAGCACCACGAGAATATCCCCACTGATGAGGGTATTAATGTGTACTCTTTCGGACTTAAACCCGAGGAGCACCAACCATCAGGAACTTGCAATTTCTCCCGTATCGATAACGCAACCCTGCAACTGAGCCAGACCGTTTCGGCCTCTGCTAAGTGCTTCGTATACGCCAGAAACTACAACGTCCTCCGTATCATGTCCGGCATAAACTTTACTGTCTTCAATTTATTTGTAACAATGTTACATATAAGACACTACGCAGTAATTTACCTCCTGTGCCAAAGAATTAATCTTGAAAAGAGATTAATTAGTGAGCTACGTGCTTGCGACAATTCTAAATTGCGGGAAACTCCTAAAGCCCTAACTACCATTTCATGAAAGAAATTTTATGAAAGAACTCGGTTAATAGCCGAAACCAATGGTAAAAATGTTAGGGATGTACAATGGACAATCCGCAGCCAAATCTCTAAGTTCGCTTTGATAGAATATGAGAGAGGTTCAGAGACTATAATGAATTGGGGTAGAGAGACTTAATCAATCTCGATGAAACCTTAAGGTATAGTCCAGACATTCTTTGAAAAAAGAAGAGTAGTGTATAAACAAAATTTTGGTCTTTGGTACCAAAAATTTGAAACCGGGGAGGTCTTGCATTAAATGGTGCAGAAAAGCAGTCAGCCTTATATAAAATGGATAGTATAAGGAAAAATCTGTTAGTATTCCATCAAATACATTGCATAATAAGTAATTTGGTTTATCAACGAGTAATGCAAAGTATTTGCTATACAGCTGCTAGTGGTTTCTTGGTGAAACCGCAACACTTCCAAATTGCAGGAACACCCTAAAGCTTAGAGTACTAAAGGTATGTGGAAACATATACCCGGCCAAGAATAAAAACCTTGGGTATAGTAATAATCTCTAATATGAATTTGGTAAAAACCAAATGAAATGGGCAATCCGCATCCAAGCTTCTAAGTCCGTTAAGTTAGGATATGAAGAAGGTTCAACGACTATATGGTAGTGGGTCTGAGAAGACTAACAATCTTCTATGAAGGCTTAAGAGATAGTCTAGTCCCAGAGACGAACAGTCTCTATGAAATACTGCGAAAGCAGGGGTACGATCGACTCTAATTAGGTTAATTAAACAGAAAACTGTAAATAGTTTATTTTTAAATGTACATTATCTTCATTTTAATGTTCAACACTCAACTATATAGTTTACCATCCTTTATGAACGAGTACTCCAGTTACTCTCTAGTAAATCACAAAAATAAATACTACTTAAGGCTAACATGCTCATTATAATTAAGAAACATAAATGGATATTATCAAAGCATTTATTCTAGATAATTCAAATTACAATGTACACATTCTTTTAGAAGATAGTAAACCATTATTTCGCGCATCTGATATTGCAACAGTGATGGGTATTAAAAATATTCATACATCATTAGTAAATATAAATAGCGATTACAAGGTACTACGCCAAACAGAGACCCTTGGTGGATCCCAAGAAACAATCTTTTTGAAAGAACAAGCTGTTTATCGTCTGGTTATGCGCTCAAATAAACCAATCGCGCAACCATTTCAAGACTGGCTTTGTGAAGTCATCGCTTCTATTCGTGAAACAGGAAAATATGAGCTTCAACAAGAAATGAAGAATATAAAAGAAACAAAGGAAAAAACGGATCAGGAAATTTTAGAGTTAAAAAACCAATTTATAACTACACAACAGAAGTACGAAACAGATTTACTATTAAATGCTCATAATTCTTTAATTGATTCATTTGATAATAAAAACGTTGTATATTTTGGATTAATTAAGAAGATGGATAATGACCAAAAATTAATTAAAATCGGTTCAACACAAGATATAAGAAAGCGAGGAATGGCTTTAAATATTGATTTTGGTAATATGATATTTTTTACAGTACTTGCATGTGCTGAACATAAAAACTTTGAAAGATTTCTGCATGGACATACAGACATAAAAAGATATTTATACACCCAACCAATAAATGGAATGAAAATATCTACTGAAATTTTTTTGATGAATGATGAAGAAATTAAGAAAACAATTAATATTGCAAACAGAAATATATCTCAATTTAGTAACCTCGAAAATAGCTATAAGTCTATTAAAAATACTATAAGTGAACTAAAGAACGATGTTCAAACGGATATAAATAATTTAAAAAGTGATGTTCAAGATATTCTATACTTTATACAAAACCAGGAACAGGATAAAAATGTAAGTTTTAATGAAGGAACTAAAAATGATACTGAAGAAAGTAATAATGAAGCTGTCGAGTACCCAAGCAAAAGAGGGATATGCACTATAAATGGAAGCAAAGTTCAGCGATATGATACAACAGGTAAAGTGTTGATTCATACATATAATTCTGTTATGGATGCATTACGTGATTCCACCATTAAAAAACCATCTCGAAATGGAATACTTGATGCGATAGATAGAAATACAATTTATAATGAATTTCGTTGGCTTTTACTTGATAGAGCTCTACCAAATGATACCGTTCAAATATTAGAGGAAACAGTGGAAATAGGTGTTATACGTAAAGGATATGTATGCGAACTGAATGAAGACAAAACTGTTATCATAAATGTTTTTTCAAATCAAAAACGGCTAAATGAGAGTAAAGGATTTAAATCATCTGGATACACATCAATCTTGATAAAAACTCAAAAAATGTGGAATAATAGTTACTTCATGTGTTGGTGCGACTGCTCAGATGAATTACAACAAAACTATTTAGAAAACAATGAACTACCTGAAGAAGACAACGCCAAACCACACCAAATTAAAATATTGAAACTTGACCCTGAGACAAGGGAAGTTATACATAGATACAATAGTATAACTGAAGTTACGATTAAATATAAAATTACAGCTAGAACATTAAAGTCCGCAATAAACGGGGACTTAGTTAAAAGAAATTATCGTTGGATGTATCACAGCCCGTAAATGAAAAAGACCCACCTTCCGCAACCGCGGATTTAAAAATATTAATCAGTCACTAAAGAAATGAGTGCAAGAACTGAATTTGAAATCTCACCATACTATTTATCAGGTGTTATAGACACGTGTGGCTCTATTTGTATTACACAGGGACTTTCATTGCAGATTCAGTTAACTTGCTCACAGTGTGTTGTGTCAGTACTACAAGTAATTCAAAACATTTTTGGTGGTTCTATTTATACACAAAACAACAACCAACATTCTTTACGACTTTGTGGGCGGGATTGCGAAAAAATGCTTCAATATTTGGACATTGGTTGTATTATGAAGTGGAGTCAAGTGCAAGTAGCAAAGCGCTTTGTGCACTTAAATAATTTACACGACCTTGACGAAACTAAAACAGCACTACGAGAAGAAATGAGAGCCTTAAATAAGAGTTACAAAACCACACACAATAAACCATACCATAAGATAAACTATGAGTACATAGCCGGTTTAGCAGATGCAGAAGGTTGTATTCACCTCGGATACAAGAATAACAAACCAGTATTTAAGTACTTTAAAATAACGCAGAAGAATGACTATCAATTATTAGACCACATACAGCAGTTTGTAGGCCATGGTTCAACTGCAGACAAAACTAGTTGGATTGTAAACAGAGTAGACTTTGCAATTTACGATATACAACAAATTCTGCCATTTTTGATAGTAAAAAAACGCCAAGCAGAACTTTTCTTACAATTTGTAGAAGCCACAGAACCTCGTAGAAAGCAAGCACTTTTTCATCAAATTAAAGAAGACAAGCGTACCGTTGTGTAAAAAGTATGAAAAAATAAAAAAAAATCTGCTAGTATCGGATACGTGCTAGGCCCCTTTCTTGCGACTTTGGTTTTTTATAGGGTTTAGTTTGGAAATCATTTTTGACTCTACCTGTGTAATAGGTTTAATTAATTTCATTTTTGATGCTAATTTCGTGATAGGTTTAACTTTAACTGGATTAATTAATTGCAGTTTGTCTATAATAGTATTGTCAAATTTATCAACTTCAAGATCAATGTTTTCATGTTTAGAAAAAGAGAAAATTATTTTATTGAAATTATAAATGCCAAAAAATTCATCATTTAATAATAATTTGTATAATTGGTTAGGATAAATAAACTCGTATTTTTTTTTATTGTAACATGATAGAAAAAATTCATACAATATCTGATTAACGTTATTACATCTAACCGAGCTTTTGTTATCAAGATTTTTACATTTTTGATAAAGATTATCAATGATTTTAAATTTTGTTTGAATAGACTTTGATTCATCTAACTTAGATGAGTTTGACGAGTTTGATGAGTTTGATGAATTTGTTAAATTTGTTGAATTTGTTGAATCTAATATTTTTGACAACAAAAGTTTCTCTAAAATTCTTGATAAAAAATCATCGAGAATTTTATAATTTTTTCTTTTAACGAATTCATCTACTCGATACAAATAATAAAATTGACTATGAATATCCCAGCTAATAATAGATATAAATGGAATTTTGTTGTCAATAATGTATTCAGTTAATGTTTTATTAATAAAATATTCATCTACACCGTATATAAAATTACCATGCTCTTTAAATTTTTCATCACGAACATTTTTACATGTTGAGGTTAATGTATAAAACGAATATGTACTGCTTTTAGTAAGTACTAAATTTAAATAATTGATAATTATATTATAATCAATTTTTTTGATACTAACAATACTTGGAGCTATAGAGTATATTTGAATAACATTTTTATATAAAATATTGTAGTTATATGCAATATTTTTTGATAGATTACCTAATTTAATTATGTATGCATCATCCAATTTATTTTTTAAAATATTTATATATTTAAATATTTTATTGAAGTTGAAACTGTCAATGTCAGTTATAAGTACTCGATTAGCATCATTGTTTGGAAAATTGAACATTGGGAAAAATCGGATAAGAGTGCTAAATAGTCCAATATGATGTTTATTAGTAATAATAAAATTTGGACAAGAAAATAAAACTAATTCTAATTTATGTAATTTTTTTAATGAGTTCATTATAGTTTCATCTTCGTATATTGAATTATCTATAAACAATCGAATAGAATACCGGATTTTACTCGGTTGTTTACTGTAAACCAAATGATACAAATTTATAAGTCCATCTGTATATTTACTAAAATCTCTATAACCATTATCCATTTTAAAAAAACATGCGGATATAATATTTTTTTTGATTTTATAATTAATATTAAAAAGTGGGGTAAATTTACATACTTTATTTTCTAAATAATTCATTTTTATGTGGAAATATGTTTTTTATAACAAAAGATTTAAATAATAAATAAAAAAATGTATTAAGTATGAAGTCTTTAATAATATATTTGGAATCCGAATATGACTATTGGTATTCGGACTTATTAATTGATAAAGAGAATTGTATAAAAATAAAGAAAATAAAAGAAATCCCTGCAAAACTGAAATGGTGCATTAAAAATGATGCAAAATGTGAAAAAATAGCTGAGAATGCCCACAAATTGTTTGTGAAATTGTGGGATAAGGAAAATTTATTTAACTATGTGCAAGGTTTATCCAATCAAGTGAATTACTTGTATGCACAATAAAAAATCTTTGGTTTTACAATTGTAGAATTTGCAGCTCCTCGTCCTCAAATTGGAAACTTAGGTCACAGTTTTCCCATTGCTCGCTTTCATCGATGAAAACGCTCCAATCGTCAGTCTCTTCTGCCTTTACAATCGGATGATAACACTCTGGTGAACTGAACTCCATTTTCCGTTCGTCACTTGGCTCTTCAATCTTTACTATTTTTGTTGTAGTAGGTACTTCTGTTTTCCATTCGTCACATGGTTCTTCAATCTTTACTTTTTTGGTTGTAGTAGATAGTGCTTCTGTTTTTCTTTTCTGACGCCACTCGGTCTTCTTTGATTCTTCAGTGTTTTCTTCAGTGTTCGCGGTCTGCTGATGCTGCACGGTGTTCAGTATCTTCACAGTCCTCGGTGTCTTCACAGTTCTCGGTGTCTTCACAGTCCTTGAAGTTCTCGGAGTCGTTCTCTTAGATACTGTAACCATCCCAGCTTCCTTGTGATCACTGCAGTATCTTCCCTTGGATAAACCTTCAAAGTTGTAAATTGGTTTACGGAAACAATCGGAGTGCTCACATGATCGATTCTTAATGTCAATCATCCCTTCAAGTCGATGGGGACTACAGAACAATGGTCGTTCACCTACAAATCCAAAACTTGGCTGTTTTTTGCAGTCAAAGTGCTTGCAGCGGCGGCTTGCGACATCAACCATTCCGAAATCTTTGTGTGTAAAGCATGATACTGGCACATTGCCTTCAAAGCCGAATGTTGCCCGTAGATTGCAGATAACTCCTTTCGCTCCACCTTGACACAATCTAGAAACGACGTTGTTCATACCATCCGAAGCGTGTTGTCCACAAAATTTTGCTGGTTCACCACGGATTGCAAATGATGCTTGCTTTTTGCAACGCGGTTGTTCACATGTACGACCCATATTCGTTTGGTTCTTGTATGTAGTCTTTGTTGGTACTTGATGTGTAGTAATTTTATGTAAAAGTTCATTTTTTTTTGTGGAATTTTTTTTTTCAAAAATTAAAAAATGAACTTTTTGTTTGGTCGTTCGTAATTACCTATAGTTCGCGCACGGATGTTTTATAGTAGTAGTTACGTTGAAACGTTTGCTACATACTACCGGAAAGTGATAGAAACTTCGGCAAAGTACGCAAGTAATGTTTATGTGCTTGCATTTTCTCGCAGTATATTCATAGTGTTGATGGTAATGTACATCTGTGCTCTAGTAGATAGTATTGATGACAACAATGTAAATGACATAATCATGAACTTGGTGTCTGCGGTTGCCAGTGCTGATATAATTTGGTTGTCAACAATAATAGATAATAGTGTTATGTCTGCTCAAGACTATAAAAAGTTCACAGCAGACCTAATTACATCTGTAAACACTACAAACCAGAAGTTGCTTGATAAGCTCGACGAAATTCATAAATGCTTAGGGAAGCTTGACGATTTAGGAAAGCTTGATGAAATTAAAGTGTCACTTGGGCAACTTGACAAACTGAATGGCATTGAGGCATCACTGGGCCAACTCGACAAACTGAATGATTTAAGCAAGCTTGATGATATTAAGGTATCGTTCGGCAAGCTCGAGTCAAGCTAAACAGACTATCATGGTGTGCTGTAAAATATATTTTTTTTGTTACGCTATTTGAATTGAAATTAAAAAACCTAATAGGTAGACGAAAAAAACAACACCACCGTGTCGTTTTCCCTTAGAAGTTAATCTAAAGTAGCAATTTTTTAATTGTGTTGCTTAAACAATTGAGCACATCTGCTTACTACGAAACCCTCACGCTCTGTATCAAACCCGGAGTCTGCATCAGAACTAGGGT